TATAAACTAATGTTACAGGATCTAGAAATTGATGTAGATCATAAGATGGACATCATTGAAGTTGATGATGACCTTGCCATAAAGACCTGTAGCATGTATAATTATAAGTATGCTGTCATCACACCTGATGATCTTGTGATTCCAAATAGTAATGATAAAATTCAAGAAGATTAAGTGGAAAAATTTCCTGTCAACAGGAGACCACTGGACAGAGATTGATTTCCTTGAGAAAAATACAAACTTAATAATCGGACACAATGGTTCTGGTAAGAGCACCTTGTTAGATGCACTTACCTTTGTTTTGTTCAATAAACCGTTTCGTAAGATTAATAAATCTCAATTAGTTAACACAGTAAATGAGAAGGAGTGTGTAGTTGAACTGGAGTTTGATGTTAATTCAAGAGAGTATGTTGTTCGTAGAGGAATGAAACCAACCGTATTTGACATTGAAGTCAATGGTTCTCCTTTACATCGACAGGCTGATGATAGATCAAATCAAAAGATATTAGAAGAGAATATACTCAAAGTTAATTACAAATCGTTTACACAGATAGTGATACTTGGAAGTAGCACCTTTGTACCGTTCATGCAACTGTCAAGTTCAGTTCGTAGAGATGTGATTGAGGATTTACTTGATATTCGTATCTTCTCATTTATGAATAACTTATTGAAAGATAAGTTGAGAATACAGAAAGAACAAGTTCGATCTCTTAATTTAAAAAGAGAGAACTTAGAAGATAAAATTAAGATGCAAGATAAGTTTCTCAAAGAGATAGAAAATCGTAGTAAAGAAGATGTGCGTAGTCGAAAACAAAAGATTAATGACTTGATTCGAGAAACTGATGAATATGTGATTACAAATGAAGAGTTGGAACTTGAGGTAACTGGTCTTAATGAGGATCAGGAAAAGTTTGTAGGTGCTGACAAAAAACTGTCCAAACTGAACAACTTTAAAGGACAGATATCAAATAAGGTATCTACCATTACAAAAGAACATAAGTTCTTTAAGGAGAATACGGTTTGTCCTACCTGTACACAGCACATAGAAGAAGACTTTCGTTTAAATAAGATTGAAGATGCTCAATCTGAGGCTAAGAAACTTAAAAAAGGTTTTGAGGACTTAGAAAAAACTATCGAACAAGAGAAGGAAAGAGAGCGTCAGTTTGTCAAACTAACAAAGGAGATTACTAAACTCAATAATGGCATTTCTAAAAACAATACTCATATCTCTATCAACCAGAAACAGATTAGAGAACTTGAATCAGAAATTCAAACTATTACCGAGCAGTTTAAAAACAGAAATACTGAGCATGAAAAGTTAGAAGAGTTTAAGACTAGTCTCAAAACAACTGACGATAAACTTTCCGAAAGAAATCAAGACATAGTTCATCATGACTTTGCCTATTCTCTTTTAAAGGATGATGGTGTTAAGACTAAGATAATTAGAAAATATCTACCACTTATTAATCAGCAGGTTAATCGTTACTTGCAGATGATGGATTTCTATATCAACTTTAAGTTGGATGAGGAGTTTAATGAGACAGTGGAGTCACCAATACATGAACATTTTTCATACTCATCTTTCAGTGAAGGTGAAAAAATGCGTATTGACTTGGCCTTACTGTTTACATGGAGAGAAGTAGCAAGAGTTAAGAACTCTGTCAATACTAATCTATTAATCATGGATGAAGTATTTGATAGTTCTCTTGATGGATTTGGTGTTGATGAATTTATGAAGATCATTCGTTTTATTATTAAGGATGCTAATATATTCGTTATATCACATAAGTCAGACTTACATGATAAGTTTGATAACCTCATGAAGTTTGATAAAGTTCGTGGATTTAGTAGGAGGATTGCATGAAGATTTTAGTCACTGGCCATCTTGGTTTTATTGGTAGTCATGTATATGAATATTTTTTAAGTGAAGGACATCAGGTTGATGGGTATGATATCCCATATGATCTAGGTGATTTTAAAACAAATAAAAAATATAATTTGGTGGTACACCTTGCAGCGAATGCTGCAATTCGTGAAGCGATTGAAAATCCTGATGCCTTCTGGGAAAACAATGTTACGAAATCCATACCAATATTTGAATATTGTAGGGAGAATAATGTAAGATGTTTGTATGCAAGTTCTGCATCTGTGTATGAATGGTGGATTAATGCTTATGGTATCACCAAAAAAGTAAATGAAATTCAAGCACCACCAAACAGTGTGGGTATGAGATTCTTTAATGTATATGCAGAGAAAGTAAGTCGTCCAGATATGTTATATCGGATGTTAGAAGATAAGACTGCTACATATCTCACAAGACACAAGAGAGATTGGATACATGTAAATGATATTG